TTGATTCTTACGATATGGCGGCGTCAGCTGGAAGTATTTCCGCTATCATATCTGGAAGCTATAGCACAGGATTAACAGTACTTTCATAACTGGATAGAATGGAAAAATGAAAATACAAACACAAGAATTAGTTAAATATTAATTAGGAGAATAGAAATATGGGACATACAGCAACAGCAACAATCACAGCAACAGCATTAGTTAAGAACACTCCAAGCTCGTCTTTCGTAGCTTCGGGCGGGACTGCTTTTACTGATGCTTCAACTTTAGAGGTGGCTTATCCTAGAGAGGGTAAACTACTTTTGATAATTAACAGTACTTATGCAGGTTCGAATACAGCGATGGTTGATGCCGGTGAATTTTTAGGAAGTGGCATCGGTGACATTACTGTTACCACTGCACAGAATGGAGTTTACTATGTAGTAGTTGACAGTATTAGAACTAAAGACTTTGACGGAATGGTTAATATTACTTTTGGAACAAGTAACACCGGATTCTGTCACGCATTTTCATTGCCTTATTAATTAATTGCCGGGGCAATACCCGGCTCAATTTAGAGGATTATATGTCATTAGTAAAATGTAAGTATTGTCATCAACGGGTGAGACCAAGATCATTAAATGTCCATGAACAGCGTTGCCCAAAAAGACGGAAGATGTTGAAGCAAGAACATAATCAATCGATAACACAAACATACGAATATAGAGTTGAGACATTATCGGTAATCCCAGGCATAGTGGCTGAATCTTTCGATGTAACTACTATGTCGGACATCAGATTCAATGACTTAATTTACCGGCTTGAGGTTTTACAAAAAGACAAAGATGAAAAAGAAAAACAGCTTGAATTGAAAAAGCAAGCCGACAATGATGAAGAGGCACGAATTAAAACCGAAGCTGAAATTTTGGAAAAGAAGAATCAGGCTCGAATGAAGAAAGAGGAATCAATTCGCAGGCGTCAGGCTAAAGAAGCTGCCAAAAACGAAAATAACATTAATATGAAAAAAGTGGCACTTGAAAAATCCTTTATCGACAAACGTGAAGAAGCTAACTCGAAAATAAAGACGCACGAACAAGTGATAAAAGAAGATATCGAGAAGCTTAATTCCTTAATAACCGAGTCAATAGATTCAATTCCAAAAAAAGAAGCCAAGCCGGTAAAGAAAAAAGGAAGACCTAAGAAAAAGGTGGAGGAGTAGTATGGCGATTATAACACTTGAAAAAGCAAAAGAAATACTCCAAATCCCAACGGCGACAACAACGTATGACGATTTAATTACTTCGCTTATTCCGATAGTTCAAAAAGCAGTTGTGAGATATTGCAGAAATTCCTTTGTGAACGCAAACATACAGTATGGTAATAGCACGTTTGCTTTTGTAAATGGAACACCGGCAACTATCACGGATTCGGATGAGCAATTTGTGGAAGAGTTATTCGTTGCGGGTGATTACAAAATTCAAGGGTCTTTGTTGAATGATAAGATAGTGGAGATTGACACAGTAGCGGTAGGAACATTAACACTTGATTCAACGGAAACACTGGTAGCGGAAGATGAAGCTGAGTTCGTTTATTTAACTAAAGTTGAATTTCCCGAAGATATACAATTCCATGTAGCCATGTTGATTAAGTGGTATATGACAACTCAAGGTAAACAAGTAAAAAGCGAATCCTTGCCCGGTGGTTACTCTGTGACTTTTATGAGTCCAACGGAAATAATGCAACCGTTTAATTTATACAGGAAACCATACGCATGATGGCGGACTATTACAAAACGTTATCCAAGAGAGTTATTACTAGAACTGGAGACAGTCAAGGTGGCTTTACTGAGACACTTACAGACACTGACTTCGAGGGATTTATAGCTGTGCTTTCGGGTAACGAATTGGTTAGGAGAGAACAAATGGGTTTGGGTGCGGTTGCTCAATTAAACACTGATGACACAATATCTGTTAAAGATAGGATAGTGGATGTAACGGGATATTTTTCACAAGCGGGGACTGTTTTCGAGGTGGTCTATGCTTACACAAATCCTTTTTCAACATATTATGATTTGAAAATTATATGAATAAATACGGTAGAAAATATTTAGCAAAGTTCGATAGGGGCGTTGAGGATAGCTTAAAAGTTCTCGGTGCTCAGATGGTTACATGGGCTGATTATCTCTGTCCGAAGATTAGCAAAAATCTTGCCAATAGTCTGACTTATTCCACGAGTACATTCTCAAGTGACGTTAAACAACCCACTGAAGGCGAATCATTAGAGAAACCAGGTAAGGGTGTTGTGAGATACGGTTCAAGTGTGGTCTACGCTCCGAGAGTTGAGTACGGATTTAGCGGTCAAGATTCTTTGGGCAGATCATTTAATCAACCGGGTACACCTTTTTTAAGGGGAGCTTTGTTAAGTCACAAAAAACAGATAGGCAAATTATTTGCTAGACTAATGAGAGGAGCTATGAAATGACGGCTCACTCGGAATTAAAAACAGCATTGTTAAATAAACTGATTTCCAGTTCTACATTTAGAACGAATATTGGTGGTGCTCCGGTTAATATAACAGGTGCAACGGGAACGAGTACGATAACAATAACGGCGGCGGGTCACGGACATTCGGTGGGTGATTTAGTCCGCATTCAAAACGTGGTTGGTATGACGGACATCAATGGATATTTCTACGTTGGTACTGTAACTACAAATACGTTCACAATTACTAAGGCGACTACTCAGACTTATGGATCAGGCGGGACAAGTTATCGTATGACTGTTTTTTACGCAAGAGCTTTACAGGGGATTGCGTTTCCTTATTGTGTTTTCTCATTCTACACGGATAATCATTCTTTTGATTCGGGTAATGAATGGGAAGAGGTTTATATCCAGTTTTCTCTATTTGATAACAATTCGAGTAGTGGCGATATAAGCACATTGGAAAGCAATCTTATTGATTTACTGGATGGAGCAACATTAACATTCACAAATTACACACAGATAAGTTTAACAAGATTAAGCAAGCGACATTCAATTGATGAAGATAACATATGGCAGACAATTATTGAATATCGGATTGAAATGGAAAAAAATTAGGAGAATAATAAAATGGCAAAAATATCGGGAGCCTTAGGAACTGCGACAATCGGTAGTGAGTTTTACATTACCGGCTGGACAATAGAAATCGTGGGTGAGGCAATAGACGTTACTGATTCGAGTGATACAACTTGGAAGACATTTATTCCGAGTGGGTTTACTTCATGGTCGGGAACTTTTGAAGGATTCCAAGAAACCGGAACGGCAGACCCTACGGCTGGATCGACGGCAGCAGAATTGACATTGGAACTAGATGCGTCAAGGAATTATGTTGGCAATGCAATAATCACATTGATTGGAACAAGTCTGAGCGTAGCGGGTGCGGAAGCCGTAACTAAGACCTATGCTTTTCAAGGTACGGGTTCATTACTATTAACTAACGCATAGGAGAATATCATGTCAAAAATTAGTGGACAAAGTGGGATTGTTTTCTTAGATGCAGCGGCTACTATTAGCGGGGCATCGGGAACGACTACGATCACAATTGATTTTACAGGCGTACATGGGTTAATAGCTAAAGACCGAATTTACATAGCTGATGCAGTTGGTATGACTGATATTAATGGATATCATACAGTGGTAAGCGCACCGGACACCGACACAATAACTATTCTTATTGACGAGACTGCCCAAACATGGTCGAGTGGTGGAACGGCTCAACAAATAATCGATATAACGGGTTGGTCATTGGAAGAAACAGCCGAAGCAATAGACGTTACTGATTCAAGCAATACGACATGGAAGGCGTTTCTCGCAAGTGGATTCACATCGGCAACGGGTACGGTTGAAGGATTCCTTTTAACTGGTGCTAACAAACCGGCTCTCGGAACTTCTCTCACGGTTAAGTTCGATATGGATGGGAGTAATTATTATTCCGGCAGTGGTATCTTCACAAGTGATGCAACGGTGGTTAATATACCAGGTACTGAGGCTATACAGGTAACCTATAACGTACAAATGACTGGAACAGTAACACCAACATTCGCATAAAATCGAGGATGGAATGCGTAAAAGTAAAGAAGTAGAATTACTAAAAATGAAGGTAACTATTTTCGAGAGGAACGCACAAGAGGCGATGGATTTGGGCGCGTTTATTGAAGGAAAGAAGCTTGACAGAAAATTAAGCAACTTTGTTAATGCTAGTGTATTGCATGACTCATTAGATTACTTTATAAGAGATTGTAACTTCTGGAAACGAATAAAATTAAAACGATTATTTAGTATAAGAAATTTAATTAAACGTTTATGTGAAAGTGAATTGCTTGACTACGCTTCAGAGATTTCCGATATGGAAGAAAGCTCAAAAAAAAAAGTGATGGAGAGCCAATCAGTCGAGAAGTTACCAAAGCCCTAATAAGTCATTTCCTACATATAGCATGGCATGATGTTGAAGTAAGACCACTAACGGAATATAGAACTATGCTAGAGCAATCAATGAACTTAGCGAATCTTTTACGAGGTGGTGAATTTTCGTTCATGCCGGCTCAAGAAAAAATAGAAGTCGTTAGTGAAAAATACAGAAGATATCAAGAATGGTTAAAGGCTAGAAAACATGGCGAAAAATAAAATAGATGAAGCATATGTAGAACTTTTGTTTGACGACAAGGAGTTAAAAAGACAACTAGGGAAGACTGAAAAAAAAGTCAAGAAGAGTGCCAAAAAGCTAGGAGATATATTCAAAAGTGAGTTTTCGAAAATAGCGGCTGGTATTGGTATTCTAATGGCTCTTAGAAAAGCAGTGGACTTCACAAAAGAGATAAAAAACCTTGCTCGTGATGCCGAAGAAATACGGAGTAAATTTAATACTGTATTTAGCTCTATTGCCGGACAAGCTAATAAAACAGCTAATGAGTTTTCGAAATCTTTCAGACTTGCTACGTCTACAGCTCAAGAATTATTAGGTAGTACGGGTGATTTGCTTGTCGGGTTTGGGTTCGCTGAACAAGAAGCCCTTAATTTATCCAACCAAGTGAATAGACTCGCTGTAGATTTAGCTTCATTTTCTAATTATGAGGGTGGTGCTAAGGGTGCGAGCGTTGCATTAACGAAAGCTTTGTTGGGTGAAACCGAATCCGCTAAATCTTTGGGAATTGTTATTAGACAAAACACCAAAGATTTCACGCGTCAAGTAATGGAAATTGTAAGAACTACAGGTAAGACGGAACAGCAAGCTAAGGCAATTGTTATTTTAGATCAGGCCTATAAGCAATCAGCTAAAGCCGTTGGCGATTTCGCACGTACACAAGATTCATTAGCTAATCAAGAAAGAATTTTAGACGAAAAGTTTAAGGGCATTAAGGAAGAATTGGGCAACCAAGTGACTCCTGTTTTCCGGACATTCATATTTATCTTAACACAATTCATAGATAATTTAGGAGATGCCTCTGGGTCATTAAATGCTTTCGGAATGGTAGCAAAAGGAATCGCAACACCCCTAATAATTATAATGACTTTACTAAAACAAGTTGGTAATGTTTTGGGAACAGTCGGAGCGGCTATAGTCAAGTTTTGGACATTTGATTTTAGTGGTACTGTAAAAGTCTTTTCTCTTGGCTTAGACATAATGCAAAAAGATGCAGCGACTATGGGAACGGCATTGACCGAAATGTGGAAAAGCACAGCGGAAAAAATAAACAATATAGATTTAACACCTGGCGGTGGTGCGGGTGGTGGTGGTGGCCCAGCGAAAATTGTCGGCTTAATGACTAAACTCAAAAATCAACTTGAGGAACTACAAAAGATAGACCCCGTCAACGAAGAAGGTTGGAGAAGTTTAAACGCCAAGATAAAAGAAGCCGAAGACGGATTAAAAAGATTATCGGAATTGATGCCCA